ATCCGTTTCCTGCTGCTGCTCCCGGAGTATTACCAGGAGTAACAGTGGTTCCAAATTGTAAATTTCTTTTCATTATACGTCACCTCTCCTATGCAGTATGATAGTTGCCTATACTAAAAGCAGCTCCATAAGCTAATCCCATATCATGTTCCATTAGACCTTTAACAACCGTTTCGTCATTATCGAAAGCACTTCTTGTAACACCGTTTTCGTCAGTGTAGCTTGCTTCTTCGCTAGTTTTTACTTCAAGTGATACCTGTTCACCGATAAATAATTTGTCAAAGTCTCCAAAGAATATATCAGTTGGTGACCCTGTGCCTGTGCCAGTTTCTATTTGGTTGGTTTCTATAAAAGGGAAACCATGGAATTTGCCAGCTAATAATTGATCTCTATACTTCCAATTTCCGTTAGTAAAGGCTTCGTTATATAGTAATGCGTATACATCAGGATTAAATATCCAACCTGGTTTACGCATCTTAATATTAGCTTTTTTTATAGGTTTAATTAAGTCAACATAAAGATTATCGCCATCAACAATAGTAGACTTATTAACTTTATTTACTCCTGCTGTATTAGCTATTCCTCTTGGAGTATACTGAGTGCCTTTACCGTAAAGTGCTGTATAATCCATTGCTAATTGCATTTGTTCAACTAAATCATCTCTAACCATTTGGTCGGCTGTAGGGTTGTCACTTCTCAAGAGGTCATTAGAAAATATAGTTTTAACAGATAACTTTTTACTGGAAAGCCTTAGTCCTGCAAATACAGCTTTACTAGCTTTAGGTGCTTCACCTTCTCCTATGTATTGTGCAGTTGTGCCACTTATCATCTTTCTAACATTAAGGTTTCCTTTAGGCATTGGTACTCTCCTAGCTCCTAAAGTTATAACAGAAAGTGTATTGTAAAGTAGAGGAATTATTTCAGTAAAATACTGTTCATCAATATTTATGCCAGCATTTCCACCTGCACTCATAGCTTTAACTTCTTTTATAAAGTCTGTGTCTCTGCCATACATGTTCTCAAGAACTTCCATCCTGCTTTTCTTTTCCCTTTCGGCTACTATGTCAGCTTTCCATAATCTAGCTTGTTTCTGGCCTGGAAAATGATTGTCTTTAACTTCTATACGAGGAGTAGTATCTGGTCTTTGAGCCTTAGCTTCCATATCATCTACCCTTGCTTTGATTTCTGTCATATCTTTGCTAAATCCTTCAATTTTTGCTCCAGATTCTTTTACACCTTTTTCTATATTTTGAAGTAATGATTTAACATCTACTGGTTGAGTATCTTTATTTTCTACTGTCATTACTGCTCATCTCCTTTAAATAAATTGCTTATGTTTTCTAGGATTTCAAGGTTTTCTGAACTCTTTAGTTCTAGTGTAACATCATTCTCTTTTTCTTGCATATTTTGCATATTTTTGGATTTACCTGTAACTTTGGAATTACATCCTTTACTGTCTTCTTCATCTCCAGTATCATTGCCTGGATTATCGGGATCATCAGGATCATCTTCTGGTACATCGTTATTAAGTAAATCTTCTAATACTGACATTAAATCCGTCATACCGTCTTTACATCTTTGAATCTTGTCTTTATTAGCTTTACTTATCTTTTTACCTGCCTTAGTTTCTATTTCAAGTTGCTTAATTTCGAGTACTTCATCTACTTGCTTTTTAGCAGTTTTATTATTAGCACTAGCCTGTAAAACAAGTTTCATCGCTTCTTTATAAGCAGTTGCAAAATCATCTACATTAGTTTCTAGCTGTTTTACTTTATCATCAATAGTCATAGTATCATCATTCATAAGCTGTCTAAATGAAGTATTTAAAGCATCTTGCAGTTTCCATCTCATATCATTTGCATTTTGTATTTTTAAAAGATCTGCAAACCCGAGGGCTTTTTCTTCCGTTGGGTTGGCTTCTTTATGTTCGATATTTTCAGAAGTGCTTTTACCGCCTTGACTTCCTTCTTCACCTTTAATTTGCTCATCTGTAATTTCGTCATATTTTAATTTCTTTAGATATGTATTGATTTTAGTCGCAGCTTTCTTTTTATCTGCTTCTGGAATATCTACAGGATTTCTTGCGCCCCTTATTGCGTTGGCTGCTGCCAATACTCCTGCTGGTATAGCTGTTAGTTTATCATTTACTATATCTGCAAACCCTAGTTTGTAACTTCCTTTTTCATTTGGCTTTAATACGTCTACCCAAAAGAAAGCTTTCCTTGCGTCTGCTGAAATATTTCCTTTATCATCTGTGTATTTATCAAATACATTTTTTGTTGCTGCTGGGCCATCCCATTTAATTGTTTTATCAGCCATAGGTAATGAGGTTGAGCCACTAGCACCTTTATTTTCAGTTGTCAAATTATCACCTCCATCAAGATTTTGAGATTTAACATCAGAAATTACGGCTTGCTCGTTCATCGGAAAAAGAACGCCAGAAACTTCTTTAATATCAATATCTACTAAGTCTCTTATTGTTTTACCGTTTTCTGTTACATATTCTGCACCATTTGGCATAACTTGATAGCCAATACTGTTGCTTAAAATTCCACTTTTCATTGATTTATAAGCTTTAAACGCATTTGGTATAACAGGCACGCCATCAGTAGAAGTATCTAAAAATAATTGTCCATCTATATTCATTCCTGTATTTGTTGATATAAGCTTTACAGTTCCTATAGGCTCCTCTACGTTATGTGTCCATAGATAAGGTACTGTTTTATTTGCATTTCTAGGAGCTATTGAAGCTTTTACTCTATCGTCTCCAAGGTCTACATTATTATATGGACTTGCCACACCTACAAAATGCCCTTTATTATCAATTTCTTTTATTTCAAAATTTATACTTTTATATTCTAACGGCAACGTCTCACCTTCTCTCGTTCTATTTCAACGTTACCATATTATTTCAATTTTTGCATAAGTTGATAATTTTAGGCATAAAAATAGTCCTGCATAAGTACAGGGCTATAAATTTAAGCTTTATATAATTGCTAAAGCTATATTAATTATAATATGTAAAGCTTGATCTATATACAAATAAGTTGTTAATGCTTTATTCTTATCTTTTACATGTGCTTTCTTATAGTCTATAACTATATGGCTTAATACAAGTGCAATAGCTTTCCATACAGCAAATACACCAATAAATTTAAATACTAAAGCCATTCCTAAACCATATATTATTGAATGTGTTAATAAACTATAAAAATATTTGCCCTTTTGTTGTTGCTAAAAAGTCGCTTTGAAGTGGGTAATCTAAGACATAATGTCCTAATATAACCCATAATATATTTTCTATCATTTAATCCCTGCTTTCTTTTCCTTTTATACGTTTTGCAATGCCTTCAATTTCTTGCACAAAACAGTAATTGTCTACCTTAAAACTAAATCCCAACATTTCTTTTAAATCTTTTTCTTTGATTTTAATAAAATCTTCATTTTCTAATTTTCTTATATTGTTAAGACTATTTATATATTTTTCATAGTGTTCTGTATCATCGTTATATCCATTAATCGCACCAGTAGCTAGTTCTTTTATCATATATTTTAAATATGTAATGCAATCATATTGAAATTTTACTGCTTTTTCTTTTATAATCTTTTCTAATACAGTATCTTTTATAGTACGTTCATGTATCTTTAATGTAGCTGTTGCATTTTTTACAGGGCCAAATATATCTTTTTCGGGTAATGGATTATATGTATCTTTTTTAGGCAATTCAGCTTCTATAGTTCCAGTTTCTTTTATATCGCTTTCCTGCTTATCTGTGGGGTTTCCTACTTTCCACATAGGTTTAATCATATCTAAGGCATCTAATTTTCCTTCTTTAATTAAAAATACTATATAGTACATTATATTGCTTTTAGACATATATCCATCCCAATCTTTGTACTTTATTTGTTGTCCTTCTAGTCCTGCAATACTTAAAGCTCCTTCTAAATCTAAATATCCTTTTTCGTTAACTTGCATATTATTTTCCTCCTCAATTAGTTCAAAGCGTTCTTTAAATTCTTTTTCATGTAAAGCAAATATAGTTCTATCTTTCTTTATCAAGTAATCTCCTGCTTGGCAATCTATATATTTCTTATTTTGTGTATCATTTATTTCTAATTTAAATATATCCATTTTTTCGGGAGATAATCCACCAATTTCGACACTGCTTATTAAGCCTACTCCAAAGTCTAATACATCAGCTCCTATATTAGATTTAATTTGCATAGCTTCTACTATAGCACCTGTACTTATTTCAATTGCTTTATTCATTTATTAGCCCTCTTTCCATTCCATGTATAAATCCATCTGCAAGAAGTTTTCCTACTTCATTTTGTGCTTTACTTTTGCTTACATAACTTAGCCTGTCTTGTATAGTGTCTAAGTTATGCTTTGCCTTTTTAAGTTTATTGGTTAGTTCTAAATATTCATCTATATTTATGTACATACTTGAAGCAAATTCATCTTTGACTAGATTAGGTTTAGGCTCTTTCATTTTTATTTTCTTCCTTTACATAATCTATATCATCAGTTCCGCAATAAGGGCATACTACAAATTTAACCTTTCCTTCTGCTTTTACCTCAAATTCTTTTCCACATTCTTTACATATATATTTCATTATTTTTCCTCCTCTAAATTTCTTTTAATTGATTTTTTAAATCTGCTAAATGATCTCGTAAAACATCTAAAATTTTGTCTTTCATTTCAGTATTTAAATTATATTCCACTGATTCTAGGCCACCGCAGCTGTTGCATTTAAAAATATATTTTGTATCTTTCTTTATTATTTTTCCTGTCCATCTCATTTCAGCTCTACGTATAAAACAATCTAATTCTCCTATTTCCTTTTTAAGGTTATTAGCTTTTTCTAAATCTTTATCAGTCATTCAATCGTCCTTTCCTTTGATTAGGATTTTTCAACAACTCTAGTTTGTGGCTGTTTTGGTGGTTTACCTGGACTTTTTAGTGGTGGAACTATTATAGGAATTGAATATCCTGCTTTAACATATCTTTCAGCTTGTTCTTTTGTTTCAGCACATTCAGTGCAAATATAATATGGTATAGAATGTTCTGAATAATTAGCTTTCCATATATCTTCTTTTTTTACTTCTTTATTACAAATGCAACATCTTTTCCAGAAAAATCTAGGATGTATCTTCTTTATTTTGTAGTTCTTAGGTTCTCTTTTCATTTAACATCATCTTTTCTACCAATAATTAAAGCTGAAAATCCAACTGGTGATAGGGTTTGGTATTGTATTTCAACCTCTTCTCCATCATCTTGAAGGTAATTTATCATTTTATTTAGTGCCTTATAAAAAACATTTCCATCAACATTTGAAACAAATTGAGTTGAAACTATCTTTTTCATTTGATGCCCTCCTTGCTTATTGATTTTTAGTGTTTTTAGTCTTATACAGGTATTGGCAACCACAAAAACATAGAATTCCTACTATTAAGCATATAATTTGTGTCTTTTCGAGTTTCCCGCTCATTAGAACTGATATAAAGACTAAAACATTTAAAACTAGTGCTATTAAAGTTATGTTTCTGCAAACTTTAAGCATTGTAACATCTCCTTATTTATTTAATTCTTTCAAGTCCATCTTATAAGCTAATGAATTACATAATTTATTTACATAATCTTTTAATTTTAGGTTTACAACATTACTGCTTTTTCTCCTTTCGTCAATATCTGCTTCGGCTACTCTGATTTTTCTTTTTAAGCAGTTTATTTGTTCCTGTAGACAATCAATTTGACTGTTCCAATTGTCTATTTCTAGTTTTTTTGAATCTGCATATGTACTTATTGAACAATTTTCTTGCTGCAGCTTATTATTTAGCTTTGCTATTTCTTCTAATAAATCTTTTGTTATAGCTCTGTTTGTTCTGTCTGGAAAACCAAAGTCTACTTTATACAGTGTAATAATAACGGTATCTTCCGTATTTACAACAAATATAACATTGCCTGATATATAGTAATTCTTGTTTGTTTTATCTCCGCCAACCTGTGATGTTGCTATAAATTGAGCGTGTTCAAACATCTTGTTAATGTCTTTTTCAATCTGATCTGAATTAAGTGATATGTATTCTTTTATCTCTACTGAATTGTTAATGTTTTTGATTCTTTCTGCGTATCTTCTTTTGCAATGATTTGTTATGTCCATAGAATCCCCCTTGTGTAACTAATATTTAATGATATAAGCTATTGCAAATATTAATATAGGTAAATATGCAATATAATCTGTTATCCATTCTTTTTTAGAAAGGTTATCTTTATTGAGCGTAGTTCCAGTAGCCATAATTCCCATTAATATAGCTGTCCACCATGCTAGAAATTTCATTCCCTCACCTCTAATCCAAATTCATTCGCTATTTCTGCCAAGTCATTCCCGGTAATATTGGGGCAGAACTCCCCGAAGTGTTGCATTGATATGC